TAATAACTTATTAGATGAACCTATAGATATAGATTATAGTTTGCCTAATCTTCAAGATGGTATTTTTGAAGGATTGTTCCAGTCTACTGGACCAGTGACCCCTGCCAACTCTGCGGGGAAAAAAGTAACACCAGCCATTATTAATGATAACAATCAAGCTGGATTAACTCCCTTTGAAGAGGCAACCTTAGATCCTATATCCAAACAAATTCTATTGAACTCACAAAATAATCAAGGTAATGTGTAAAAATGGCTGAATCTGATAAACAAAAAAAACAAAAAGCTAACTTTGACAGGCTCTATAGAAAAAGAGTTCAACAAGATGATGCTTATAGAGTAGGTCCAAAAAAAGATAAGCCGACAAAAGAAATTAATACAGACAATGTAGGTCCTTATAATAGAGATATTCAAAGATATGACAATCCATTTGAAAGAAATAATCCTAATCAAATGGCTGCGGATGAAAAAATTATTCAAGACGCTGCTCAAAAATATAACATACAAGACACAGGACCAGGTTCAAATATTCGTAACGAATTAGAACGTATGCGTAATAAAAATTATCAAAGAGCAAATCCAGAAGAATTAAAAGTAGCTAACTCAATGAATCTTGGGCAAACGAATATTGGAAGTAATCAATACTTCACGGCCCAACAACCAACCTTTGCAGAAGTTAGGGGAGATGTTAGAACAAGATTAGGACAAGATGCACGAAATTATGGTGGTGGAATTAAGTCCGCGGTGTCTGCGATGGCTAATGCGGCTTTGCCAGGTAAGATGTTTGAAATGGCTAGTGCGGGTTTAAAATCTTTAAATTCTTTATCCGGCCAAACTAAAAATTTATACTCAGGAACTGTAAATCTTTTTAAAGAAGGCGTAGGTGCATTAAATGATGTTCAACAACAAATATTTATGAACCCTGAAAAATATAAATTCGCAAGAAATCAAGAAGAGATTATAAATGCTGAAGAAAAAGAAGATGAAGTAAATAGATTAGAAACTCTTAATGAAAAAATAGAAGCAGACAGAAAACAATTCGAAGACTTATTAAACATAAGTGTTACAGATAATTATTATAGAAACCGTATGCAACAAGATGATGCTTATAGACTAGACAGCACTTCGAATATGCCTGGCGGCACACCAATCACTGCAAATATACCAGGAGGAAGACCAATTGGAACTGCAAATATACCAGGAGGCACACCAATCGGCACTGCGAATGCGCCAGGAGGAAGAGGGAATTTTTTAGATAGCGATGCTTACAGAGAAATGCTTTTAAATAATTATCAAGAAAGAGAAATGGGTACAGGAAATATGCCAGGAGGAGTTGATACCATGGGACTACCTGTTCAAGGAGATATAACAACAGATGTAAATAAAGACCTTATTATTCCATTTATAAATGAAACACCTATAGGGGAATTAGATACTGACTTAGGTATAAAAAGTTTAAATGAATTTGACGTCAGAAGTTTAGGTGGAAATAATGAAGAGCCAAGAGATAATAATAACGCTTTTGGTGACGAAGCATCAAATTCTATTACACCTTATAATAACGCTTTTAATTTAGAATTTAGAAATCAAGAGGGAGCAACGCCTGGATACGGAGGAGATGACGGTCAAAGATTTGCAAGTTTTGAAGACTTAGATGTTGGGTTAAAAACGGGGGTTAATAGAATTTCTGAAATAGTAGGAGATGGTAGAAGCACAGAAGGATTTTTAAATATTTATGCTCCTAGATCAGATAATAAAAAATCTTTTGATAATTATTTAGCTGAGTTAGTAAAAAGAGTAGGGCCTACTATTGAGCCTAATGAAATTAAAGAACTAAGCGAAGGGGTAGTTAAATTTGAAAATAAACCAGAAATAGCGGATAAGTATTTAGCTTATCTTCAAGCAAACGCTGATAAAATTTATGATGGAATTATTTCATCTAAGAATAACACAATGTTAGCTGAAATTACACAAAAAGACATAGATAGATTTAAACAACCTATGACACAAATGATGAATTTTGAAACTTACAAAGACATTAATCTAGACTCCACTATAACACGACAAGAATTTGACCAATTAAAAGCACGAGTGGCGTAGACTAATTGATAGACCTCACAAAAATTTTTAAGGACAGAGTACGTCTCCATGAAGGGTGCGTCGAAATCGTCTATTTAGATAGTCTGGGTAAGGCTACCATTGGTATAGGTCACCTTGTACAACCACATGAAAAAGAAAGATACAAAGAAGGTGTGACTTTATCTCAACAAGAAATCGAAGATTTATTTGATATAGATTTAAACAGAGCAGCTGCTGGAGCAGAAGAATTAATTGGAAATTTAGAGCTCCCTCAAAATATTCAGCATGTCATTGTTGAAATGGTTTTTCAGCTTGGAAAAACTGGCGTTTCGAAATTTAAAAATATGTGGAAAGCTCTCTCTGAAAAGAACTTTGTACAAGCAGCAGTTGAAATGCGAGACTCACAATGGAGAACACAAACCCCAGGTAGATGTGAGTCCTTAGCTAAAATCGTTGAAAACGCTTGATTTTTTTTTCTTTTTTAAGAAGCATACAGGGGGTACTTAAAAGTTTATAAGTAGATTTATATATGATTATTAAATTTTTTTTAGTAGGATTTTTTTGTGTAGCTACAAACGATTGTATTAGAGTATCAGGAGCGTCAGGATTCGATAGCTACGAAGAGTGCGTACGATATGCCAATGCCGTAGAACAAAATTTGCTAAACTATACAAAAGGTAAAGCTGTAGAAATAGATTTGAGTTGTATTGATGCGTTTGAGCTACCTAGAATAAACTTTATATAGATCTTCTTTTAAATGACTTAGGAAATTCATTGTAGTTTAGATATTCAGTATAAGCCCATTGCCAATCATTACCATATTCAGCTTTACAGTAATTTTTTAAATCATTATCCGGGTTATTTTTAAATAAAATGCTAAAGAAGTTTAGGAAGTGGTTCTTAGCACTATCTGTGAGATTCATCATGCCCAGAAGATAGGCTAAAAATTATTTTTTACTCTTGTTTTTTTGAGACTTCTTATCTGCATAAAAAGCATACTTCCATTGTTGGCTAGAGACTAAAGATATATCATCATGTAAAACTTTAATTAATCCTAGATTTAATTCTAAAGGTTTATGCTTCTCCATTTTATCATGCTCATCATCTGTAAAAGTACAATAAAACTTTCCGTCTTGATAAGATAATCTCATTTAAGTTTATCCTTATGAATTGTCGCTTGCCTATCTCCTATGATCCATACCATAAGAGCTATAAGCACCAACAGTAGTGTATTAAGTATAAGTAGTGCAATGATCATTTGATTCCTCCTTATATTTTTCTATCATTAGTTCTCCTGTTAAGTCATATTTTTCTATCATTAGTTCTCCTGTTAATTCATCAGTGTAAACCAAACCATCCATTGTAAAGGTATATATTTTTAGCTTTGAGTAGACACTTTCTTCTGATTTTTTATCTATGTTCATTTTATTTCTCCCCAGTTTTTACCTAGTTCCACATCACACTTTGAAGGTACGTGAAGTTCAACAGCAGACTCCATAACATCTTTGATACCTTGTATCTGGGTCTCATCTTCAACGGAGATATCTAATTCATCGTGGATTTGAATCATAGGAATAACGCGGAAAGCCTTCCATAATTCAACCATTGCCTTTTTGGTCTGATCTGCTGCCGAACCTTGTATTAAACGATTAAGAGCACGATAAGTATGAGCTCTTTTAATTTGATTAAGAGGCCATTTCTTTAACGCATTCTCGTAGTTTGAAACTGTTTTATCTTCAAAGTCTCTGCTCTCCCATAATTCAAAACGACACTTGCGTCCAAGAAGAGTTCTCATATGACCTTGTTGGTCCGTGTGCCTAGTAGCTAAACTAATGATGTCTTTTAAGAAAGGCACTCCTTCATTATATGTTTTCTTTAATTGTTTTGCTTGTTCTACTGTAATATCTAAAGAAGCAGCGAGCTTCGCTAATCCCATTCCATACATTAAACCTAGTCCAATAGTCTTAGCTTCTTTTCTAGATATACCAGCCATGTCTGCTGTCACCTGATGAAAGTCTGTGCCTTCATCTTTAAAAAATTTAATTAAAGTATCTGCTCCATCTAAATCTCTGTGTTTAGCATAATGAACTAAAAGTCTTGGCTCTTGCTGTGAATAGTCAAACGTTCCCCACTTCGTTCCTTCTTCAGGAATAAAGATAGATCTGATCATAGGACCAATTAATTGATCTCTAGCTGGTATCTGTTGTAAATTAGGATTACTCATAGACATTCGACCACTGACCGTTCCCCCATCATCACCTCTCATTTGATGAATCTCTGCATGGATTCTTCCATTAACTTCATGTTTAATAAAAGTATCTACAAAAGTTGTATGTGCTTTATTAAATTCACGAGCTCTCACTATAGAATTAACAATAGGATTAGAGTGCGTATTTAAAAAAGCTTTATCAAACTTTGGTTGTTTAGATTTTTCTGTTAATTCATACTCCTCACCAATTTTATCAAAAACTTTTTGAATAGCCGTCGCTGTCCAAATGTCTCTGTCTGAGAAATCAATATTCGTTTCTTTCATAATATTGTAATAGATTTTCTTTTCTTCTTTTTTAAAATACTTCTTAACTTGATCGGCTCTTTCCATATCAACACGAACACCTTTCCATTTCATCTCAATAAGGAGAGGAAGAAGATCTGTTTCTAATTGAAAGATATCATTAAGATTTTGTTTTTGTATTTCAATTTTAAATATATTCCAAAGTTTTAAAGTTAAGTCTGTATCTTTCTCTGCATAAGGAGCAGCATATTCTACCGGCACCCAATCCATATGTTCTTTAGGATTAAAACCAAAATCTTTTCCAAATTGGTCAAGTCCTGTTTCGTATTTTCTTTCTCCTAAATAATCTTTACCTAAAGAATTTAAAGCATAACTGAATCTGTTCTCATCAATCAGAGGAGCAGCGATCATTGTATCATAGATTTTACAGTTACACTCAACGCCCCATTGTCTAAGCCAACCAATATCATAACTAGCATTGTGGCAGATAACATCAGGATCATTTTTGAATACATCTTTTAACCAATTTTTTACCATGGACTCGTCAAAATTTCCACCTCTTTGATGGCGAGTGGGAAAGTAACCATTAAAGCCTGGAGTTGAAATAGCAACACCTACTATAAATCCACTGCCCGTTGCCCAACCAGGGCCTTTCGTTTTTAATTCGGGATCATAAGTTTCTAAATCTATACATATTTCTGTGATTTGTTTAGGGTCAGGAAACTCTGTTGGTGGCTCCCATGTAGGTAAATTATCTCCTCTTAATAAATCTAATTGTTGTTGAAACCTCATGATAATATCTCCTCAAATTCATACTTGGTAGATGAAGGTACTATATAAAGATTTTCTTTTGCTCGGGTTAAACCCACATAAAAAACTCTTCTTTCTTCGTCCCGCATTGACCAAAGTGTTTTACTAATTCGGTAAGATAAATCAGAAAATAAAACTACGTTCTGACTTTCTCCTCCCTTTGCTCCATGAATTGTAGAAAGTTTTATCTTTGCTTTCTCATCTAAGTCATGACCTCTGTCAAGGATTTGTTGTATGTATAGTCTTTCGAACCCTGTAATTTTTGTAAGGACAGTGTCCCAAGGGCTTTGAATCGATAAGTTTAACCCCCAATTTCTACAAAGTTCTTGGTAGTTAAAACTTTCTTCTTGATTGGCTCCAGGTAAAGTCTTCTTTCCTCGAGTTACTCCATTATCTCCTAACGACATATATTGATATAAATTTTTAGCCTCATCATAAGAAACATTTTCTTGACGTTGAAGTTTTCTCCAAGACCTATAAGCTTGAAGAATCTGAGGACTAATAGAAGAGCCATTATTCTTTTCAAATAAATGTCCTCTTCTTTTAACTTCTTCCGCTACTCTTTCTAAGAAATAATTTGTACGAGTAAGAACTAACCACTGCCCTTGGCTCATATCAATACTTTCAAAAGGAACAGTTCTAATCATTCCCATAGAATCTCTAGGCGTCCAAATCTTAGGTATTCTTTTTGTTATTCTATCTACTAATCTATTTGATCTTATGAAAACACTTTTAGGTATACGATAAGATTTATTAAGAACTTGAGTTCTACAATCTAAGTCTATGAGCTTAGTTACATCTGCTCCTGACCAAGAAAAAATAGCTTGATCATCATCTCCAGCTATGTAAACCGCCTTCGCTTGTGCCTGGAGCATAGAGACTATCCCCCATTCTGAGGGCTTCAAGTCTTGAACCTCATCTATAATGACGATATCTAATCGAGGAGTAGTTTTTTGAAGAACAAATTCATTAATTAAATCCGTATAATCTTTAATATTATTTGTTTTTTTAAACATTCTATAATTTTTATCTATGCGTTGAAGTCTTTCAAATCCTCCTTTGACATGTCCAAATTTTTTAAACTCTTCGTAAAGAGTAGTATTTCTTACTCGATATAAATCAATAAGATGGAGTCCTGAGTCTTCATCTCCTGATCCTTTACTATGGATGGATTGACCAATGTCTACTCCATATTGTTTTTTAAATTCTTTAAAGTCATGCTCTTGAATAATATCAGTAGGAGTACAACCTAACCATTTATAAGATAAACTATGCAGAGTTCTAAACCATTTAAGATCTTTCCTTGCTAGCTTAAATTTAACAGAAGCTCTTTCGATAGCTTCATTAGTAGCTTTCCTTGTAAAAGAAAAGAAGCCAATTCTATCTGGCTCACGACCCTCTGCTAATTCTTGCTCAATAATATTTAAAAGAGTAGTCGTCTTTCCTGTGCCAGGAGGTCCAATTAATTTTACTGTATTCTCTAAAATGGTACTTCTCCTTCTGACGCATCTAAATTTTCTAAAAGATCTTCTTCAATTTTAACAGACTTTCCAAACTTATCATTAGCTAAGACCCAAACAAGTTGTCCTTTTTTACCTTCTAAAGTTTTTTGTTTAGTCTCTCCTCCAAAAGAACGAAGCCATACTCCCACCTGATTAGTAGTGACTGCTGTGAATTTTTTATTCTTTAAGAACTCTATAAGTTGATCTGTTCTAAAATAAATTTCATTCTTCTCTTCATCAATAAAACAACTACCAGCTAACACTTCGTCAATACTAATAGCATTACCTTGATTTCTAATAAATTTAAGTAAGGCATTTCTAAATTGACCTTCCATTGTTAATTCATATTCTGCTTCCACAATCTCTGTGTTTTCTAATAAACTATTAATCATCTCGTCATAATCTTCTCTCTTTACCATAGGAGGCATACGAGTAACTGTGACAGCACATTTTTTTCTAAACCTATGTTGGTCATAGAGTTCATCAATATTTAAAGTAATTCTTTGATCTCCTACATTTAAATGAAAAATACTTTCATCACCATTTCTAAACATAACCATATTTTTTAATTCAGCACCGACTGAGTTTTCTCCAATACCAAACTTACGGATTTTACATTTACTTTTATTACAAAAAGAACACATAGGTTGGTCTTTACATTTATATCCCCAATCTTTTTTCTCTGATTGTTTTACAATCTTTTCTATTTGTTTAGGAGGTAGAGGAGAGGGAAAATACTTATGATGAAACTCATAAATCTTTTGTTCAAATTCATCTGGCCATTTCTTTTTTGCGTAAACTGCATATTGAAATAAGAAATTATCTCTATTGCCAGATTCAACATGACCATTCTCATTAATATAAGCTTCAATACAAAAAGGTGCATCAAAGAATTCTGACTTTTCTTTTGTAACTTTTAATTTTTTAAACTCTTCTGTAGTAAGAGATTTTTTTTCTACTTCTTCTAAAAACTTATCAATGTTCATAGCATTGCCTTCATCATCATAAGCATATCTAGTAGAGTAATTATTACCATTATGATAAGGAAGATTTAAAAAGTTTCCTACATCACCTCGTTCTTTATCTAAGACTGCCTGTTTAGGAAAAATTTCACAATCACCATGACCAATAGAAGAAGCTATCTCAGACATTTTTTCTAAAACTAATTTCGCGGGAGCATATTCTTTTAAAAAGACAAAGATGTGAGCACCTCCACTTTTTGACCTAGCAACAATAAACGGAAGTTTTTTTTTATTTAATTTTACAACTAACGCTTTATGGTCAAGGGGATAGGTGTCCACATCAATACATCCCCAACGGCAAGTGGAGTCATCGGTGATAGGGATAACGCCGAAACTCGGATACTTGCCATCAAGGTGGTCTAGCCAAAGCTGATCAACGACAGGTTTTTTGGTAATAAAAGCTTTACCTGTTTCCTTGCCATCTTCCCGTTGATCTTCTTTAATAAATTGACCGTAGGCTCGGTCTAAACCAAAAAAGATCTCTTTAAATTTTGAGACCCTTGAATCCATTTAGAATGGTATGTCCCCTGACATTTGATCAGATTCTTCATCATACTTAGGTTTAATTAAACCTTTTCTAATAGACTCATTAAAGTCGCTCGCCATTTCAAAAGTATTATCATCAGTGATAAATTCTTTTTTATCTAGCACCCAACCAAACCAAGAACCTTTTGAGTTTGTTTGTTTTGTAGTTGTAAGGTGATAAATTCTGTACCACGAAGGAGCTAAGAACATTTTTTTACTCGTAGGATTTTGAATGAACTCATTCTTTAATCCATAAGCCCATGCTCTAGCAACCTTTAATTGAGTTGATTTCATAGAGATAATTGCTGGTTTAGGAAGACCATCTTTATCTAAAATGAGTACATAAAAGTTTGCACTCTCTTCTAAATAATTACCTGATGGCAATCTAAATTTACCGTCATCTCCACGCACTGCGTCTGTAGGTTTATTCTGTGCTGAAAAAATATTTACAGGAGCACTTGAACCAATACCTCGGTCCTCCCACTCAAGCCATACTTTATCATAGCCACACACTATAACGTCAAAGCCCTCATTCCCTTTCCACATTTGATGTGGTGGAATAGAATTCATAATCATTCCTGGTCTAGCATTTTCTAAAGAGTCTAGTTCAGGAGAATTACTTGCCAAGATTTTTATTCTTGGGGTAGCCATGTCGTCTGTAGTAATCGTCTCGAGTCCCGCACCACCTAAATTCTCTAAATGTTGTAGAGTCTCAGGAGATAGGACATTGCTTGCTGCTTTAGTCGTAACAGCGCCGTTTGTCTTTTTTTGTTCTTCTGTCATTATTTTACCTTTCGCTCGATTTTTACTTTTTTAAATGTATAAACGCCAAACTTTTCTTGAATATCAGATGTCATCGAGCCTTTCTGTATCTGCTCATCGATAA